CAGGTACAATAGTGAGGCCCTTAAGAAGATTAGGGCTGAGCTTGGCGAATTGGTGTGGGCCGGGTTGTACCAGCAGCGACCGACGCTGAGCGAGGGCGGGCTGATAAAGCGTGAGTGGCTAACACATTGGGATACGCTGCCAGAGAAATTCGACGACGTGATACAGTCGTGGGATTTGTCGGTTAAGGGCGGCGAGGATAATGACTTTGTGGCCGGGCACGTGTGGGGAAGGAAGGACGAAAAGAAGTACTTGATAGATTTCTTCCATGGAAAGCGCGGGTTCACCGACACCGTTCCCGAGATAGTGAAGATGCGCCGTAAGTTCCCGAATGCGCCAATATATATAGAAGACAAGGCAAATGGACCCCCCGTAATCGAGACATTGAAGCGGGAGTTTCAGTTTGATGGGGTAATTCCGATCAACCCGACATCAAGCAAGCACCTGCGTATGGTTGGCCATTCGCATCAGATAAGGGCCGGTGACATAATGTTGCCGCCGATGGATATCGACGGTGTTGAGTATATCCGCGAGGAGATGGTGAACTTTGGTAATTGGCCAAATGATGACCACATTGATGCCATGACCCAGGCGCTTGACCAATTCCGCGAGCCCGAGTTGATTTTTTTCTGATATCATGATGATATGATGTGAAATAAAGGGGCCAGATTATGGGCGTTTTCGATATATTCAGGACGAAGCAGCAAACAGTCGAGCAAATGCAGTCAATTGTCACGCCTCGGACGTCAAGCCCGGTGCGAAATGTGGCGCAAATTATCGCCGCATACAACGGTTTGCCGTGGCTCAGGGCAGTTGTGCATAAAGTTAGCGAGTCGATTGCGTCCACTAAATGGACGGTATCCATTGTCAAGAACAGCAATGGCGATTTGGTATCTGTTGATAAGCATCCACTTCTTGGCACGCTTGCAGCCGGCAATCCATTTATGAGCGGATTCGATGTCCTGCAGGTGGCACAAATATATTTGGACTTATTGGGCGATGCAGTTATCGTAATCAGTCGAGACAGCAAGGGCGTGCCGGACGGCCTTTGGCCTGTGCCGAACAACTGGGTTAGGGCGTACCCGACTGGCGAGAAGCCATGGCTTGAGATGACGACACCGAGCGGTGGTCAATCGAATATACCCGGCGAAGACTTGATTTGGCTGAAAGACCCGAACCCTGTTAACCCGTACGGGGTGGGTAGCGGCACGGCGTTTGCTCTGGCAGATGAGCTGGACACCGACGAGTATGCGGCGAAGTTCTTGAAAGAATTTTTCAATAATGGCGCTATGCCTGCGGCCATAGTTGGTATCCCCGGGGCACAGAAATCGGCAATGGATATGTTTAGGCAAGGCTGGCTGAACAAATTCCAGGGGCGCGGCAAGAGCCATCAGGTTAGTTTCGTTAGCGCCAAGCCCGAGGTGGTGAAGCTTGGCCAGGACTTCAAGGACAAGCCCATCGTGGAGCTTCGACAGTTCTTGCGTAATACAGTGACCCAGATTTATGGCATGCCACCTGAGATACTGGGAATAGTTGAGAGCAGTAACAGGGCGACCATCGATGCCGCCGAGCTTATCTACGCCCGCCATGTGTTGGTGCCGCGGCTTGAGCGCATTCGCCGTGAATTCCAGGCCCAGCTGGCCACGCAGTTCGGCGACGACATTATTTTAAATTACGAATCGCCGGTACCAAGCAATAAAGAGCAGGAGCTTGACGCCGCAAAGTCTGCGCCGCAAGGAACTCTGACACAGAACGAGTGGCGCTTCCTTGCTGGGTTTCCCCCCGTGGATGGCGGCGACGTGTTTGAAGTGCAGGGGGTGGCAGATAGTGCGAAGGCAAAAAAGTTCGGTGCTGTCAATAAGGGCTTGTCGAATGAGGATATTGAGGACCTCGCCGAAGAGCTTGCGACAGAGAACGACGCAGCGGAGTTGCTGCTTAGGCGCACGTGGGAAACCGAGCTAGGGGCGTATGGCGATACTGTTCTGAGCAATGTCGGTGTCGATGTTTCGTTTGATATGGTTAACCCTCGTGTTGTTATTCACATTGCCGATTCGGCCGCAACTCAAGTGGAGCGCGTAAATGACACGACGAAAAGCAAAATTCGCGAGGCACTGGCGGAAAGCCGAGAGAATCTAGAGGGTGCGCTTGAGGCGTCAAAGCGCGTGCAGGCTGTGTTTGCGGAAGCCAGCGATACCAGGGCGATGACGATAGCACGAACAGAAGTTAACCGATCTGCAAACTTTGGTTCGGTTGAGTCGTTTAGGCAGTCTGGTGTTGTCGATGGTAAGGAGTGGGTGTCTACTCCAGATAATCGAACGCGTGACCCGCACACTGAGCTCGACGGGCAGGAGCGTGCGTTAAGTAAGGCGTTCGAAATATCAGGGCACAAGGCTCAGTACCCAGGTGATTTCGGCGTGGCCGAGATGGATATAGCGTGCAGGTGCACAACGGTGGCTGTATTTACCGAGAAGGCATTCAGCAAGGAATCAAATGAAGACATTGTCGAGCAATTCGAAAAGGACAAGGCCCAATGGGAGAAAGCAGCACTGAAGGACTGGGAAAAGATATTCAAGGCACAGGAAAAGGCGGTGCTTCGCTTACTCGCAGATGCGGAGATTTAGTACAGGATTTGAACTTTAGGTGCGCAGAGTGCAACAAGCTCTTGGCGCTATTCTTGACACGCCCGTGGGCAATAGCATGTAACAGATGCAAGTACACTAACGCGCGCTCAAAGTAGTGACAGTGTAACGATATCTAATAGACTTGACTATTGCGGCGATTCGGCGGATTATGCAAAGAGGTATAATGCAAGGGGCATCAATGAAGTTAAAGCGCGTCAATTTAAAGCAGTTTAAGGATCTTGTAGCTGATGGCGTTTCGCCAAGCAACCTTATTATCCCCAAGACATACGTGGTTGACGAAATCAAGACAGTTGGCGACGAGTCGGACCGGACTGAACTATTCGTTATATCTACTGGCGCAGTTGACCGCGACGGCGACACGATCAACCCCAAGGGCTGGATGCTTGACAACTTTGCCAAGGGCGGGTCGATTCTGTTCGGCCACAAGCAGAGCGAATTACCTGTTGCAACGCCGGTGAAAACGTTCGTGCAGGGTGGTAAGTTGATGGGCTCGGCCAAGTTTGCCAGCGCTGAAGACGGCAACCCTTTTGCTGACAGCGTATACCGGATGGTGAAGGCTGGCTTTTTGCGGTCTGCCTCTGTTGGATTCTTGCCGCATGATTTCGAAATATCGGAGCGCACGGACATGTCGGTTGGCTTCGACTTCCTTAAGCAGGAGTTGCTCGAGTGGTCGGTTGTCCCTGTGCCTGCCAACCCTGAGGCCGTGCGTGTGGCCGGCCAAAAGGGCATGGATATATTGCCGATAATCGAATGGCACGAGAAGGCGCTTGATGGCGCGTGTTATGATTATGGCTTCTGCAAAGACGATTTAAGCAAGTGCTATGGCGAGCTGAAAGGCTCGGTTAGTGTTGCTGTTGATGCGGATATTGATGGTAGCCATAAGAGCGAAGAGGCATTGCCAGTCGAGGCCGCTTCAGAGCCAGCGCCTCCGGTTGTTGAGCCAGAGGTTGTCGAGCCCGCCAAAGAGCCCGAAACGCAACCAGGGCAGCAAGCCGCCGAAGATGAAGACAGTATCGACATCGAAGGCATCGATACAATCGAAGAACTACAAGAATTGATTGCAAGTAATATTGCTAGCAGTCTTAACCCGCCGGTCGCCGGCGATAACTAAAGGATTATCTTATGAAGATTACCCGCGAATCCCTTGGCGATATGGTCAAGGAAATTGTCGGCAAGTCGGTGGCTGAGATGCAAGAGCAATCGAAGGCCAATCAGGCAGCCGCAAAAAAAGAATGGCAAAAGAACATTGAGGCTAACGCCGGTGTTTCTGCTGCTGAGTACACTCAGACTAAAGAGCAACGCCAGGCAACTGCTGCTCGTTATGTCCGGGCTGTTGCTGCTGCCAAAAAGCATAGCGTGAATGTACGCGAAATTGCTAAGCACTGGGGCGACATGAACTTGGTCAAGGCCTTGGGCGAGTCTGCTATCAGCACTGGTGGTGCTTTGGTTCCCGATACCTTGGCTGCTGATGTTGTTGACCTGCTTCGTGCAAATACAGTCGTGCGAAAGATGGGCGCGCAAAGCATCCCAATGCCAAATGGTCAATTGACCATGCCGTTTTTGAGCGCTGGCGGTATCGCTGAATATC